AAGCAATTAAAAATTGTGATAGTGTCTCTTTTGGATATGAACATGATTCTATTTTGTTTAGTATCGATGGTTATGAAAATATTGATTTAATTAATATTGATCATCACGATGATGTTTTTGGTGGAGATTACACTGGAGAAATGCCTGATGAAAATGCATACAAAAAAGAATTTTATGAAATTCTAAAACACAATAGAGTTCATGAAGGGAATTGGGGTGCTTGGTTGGGTGGAAAAGGAAAGTTAAATTCTTTTACTTGGATTGGTAATAATAATAGTGGTAATAAAGCCCGTAATGAGTATAATGCGGAAGTTGTTCCTAACTATCAAAATGTAGAGAGAGAGAATTATAAGTTTGATAATTATAACTTTGATCACATCTTTGTTTGTATGTCTCCTCAATACATTCCTCCAAATCACTGGCATTACTTTTATATGTTCGTCAGTGCATTTGAGGAATTTTCCGGAAAGGATGCTATAATACATAAGGAAAAATATGAAACCCATGTCCGACATCAACTAATTCATAATGAGATTTTACACCAACGTTCAAATGGTCGGTGACCACTTTCTGGTCCGTGGGTATGAGAATGGAAGGCACTTTGCTACAAGAGAAAAGTTTTATCCTACATTATTTGTCCCTTCTAATAAAGAAACAAAATACAAAACTCTTGAGGGAGACTATGTTGAATCGATAGATCCAGGAACTGTTCGTGATTGTAGAGAGTTCATCAAGAAGTATGATGGTGTCCAAAACTTTAAGGTCTATGGTAATGACCGATACATCTATCAGTATATTTCTGAGATGTATCCAGAAGAAGAAGTCAAGTTTGATACTACAAAGATCAAAATATCTACGATTGATATTGAGGTAAAGACTGAGAATGGATTCCCTGATGTAGAGTCTGCCGCAGAGGAAGTTCTTCTTATTACTGTGCAGGACTATACTACAAAACAAATTCGTACATGGGGTCAGGGTCCATTTAACAATAAGCAAGAGAATGTTATCTACAAAAGTTTCCGAACAGAATATGAGTTATTGAATGACTTTATAAACTGGTGGATGATTGAGAGTAATACTCCTGAAGTTGTGACTGGATGGAATAGTGAACTATATGATATGCCTTATTTGGTGAGGCGTATTGATCGCATTCTTGGTGAGAAGTTAATGAAACGACTTTCACCTTGGGGTTTGGTGACTGAACGTGAGACTATTGTAATGGGTCGTAAACAAATCTCTTATGATGTTGGGGGTATTACACAACTTGATTACCTAAATCTATATAAGAAGTTCACTTATAAGGCGCAGGAATCCTATCGACTGGATTATATTGCGAGTGTAGAACTTGGGCAAAAGAAACTTGACCACTCTGAGTTTGATACATTCAAAGATTTCTATACTAACGGGTGGCAGAAATTTGTAGAATATAATATCATTGACGTGGAACTTGTTGACCGTATGGAAGACAAGATGAAATTGATTGAACTCGCAATCACTATGGCATATGATGCTAAGGTGAATTATAATGATGTGTTCTATCAAGTTCGTATGTGGGATGCGATCATTTACAATTATCTTAAAAAAAGAAACATTGTAATTCCACCCAAAGAACGTTCAGACAAAGATGCTAAGTATGCAGGTGCTTATGTCAAGGAACCGATTCCAGGAAAGTATGATTGGGTTGTGTCTTTTGACCTTAACTCTCTCTACCCTCATCTTATTATGCAGTACAACATCTCTCCAGAGACACTCCGAGAGACCAGGCACCCATCAGTTACAGTTGATAAGATACTTAATGAAGAACTGACCTTTGAATTGTATAAGGACAGTGCAGTGTGTGCTAATGGTGCCATGTATCGTAAAGATGTTCGTGGGTTTCTACCTGAACTGATGGAGAAGATTTATAAGGATCGCACCATCTATAAGAAGAAGATGCTTATTGCAAAACAGGATTATGAAAAAACTCCGACTAAGGCATTGGAGAAGGAGATTGCAAGATGCAATAACATTCAGATGGCTCGCAAGATTCAACTCAACTCTGCATATGGTGCTATCGGTAATCAATATTTCCGTTACTATAAACTGGTCAATGCGGAAGCGATTACGCTTTCTGGTCAAGTCTCTATCCGTTGGATTGAGAATAAGATGAACGGATTTCTAAATAAGATTTTGCAAACAGAGAAAGTCGATTATGTTATCGCATCTGACACTGACTCAATCTATCTTAATATGGGACCTCTTGTTGATAAATTTCTTAGTCATAAGTCTGACGATAAAACAAAAGTTGTTCAGTTACTTGATAAGATCTGTGAAGACAAGTTGGAACCATTCATCGAACAATCTTATACGGAACTTGCGGATTACGTTTCGGCATATGAACAAAAGATGATTATGAAACGTGAGAATATATCAGAACGTGGTATTTGGACTGCGAAGAAGAGATATATTCTCAACGTATGGAACAGTGAAGGAGTTCAGTATTCTGAACCCAAACTAAAGATGATGGGTATTGAGGCAGTCAAATCATCTACACCGGCACCATGTCGTCAGATGATTAAGGACGGTCTCAAACTCATGATGAGTGGTACTGAAGAAGAAGTAATTGACTTTATTGATAAATGTCGTAAAGAGTTTAAGGCACTTCCTCCAGAACAAATTGCATTCCCACGTTCAGTATCGGATGTTGTGAAGTATAGATCTTATTCTGATATCTATAGTAAAGGAACTCCTATCCATTGTCGTGGAGCACTTTTGTTTAATCACTATATTAAGGAGAAGAAACTTGATAATAAATATTCACTTATTAATAATGGTGAGAAAATCAAGTTCATCTATCTGAAGAAACCAAATATTATTCAGGAGAATGTCATCTCATTTATTCAAGACTTTCCACATGAACTCGGTCTTGACAAATACATAGATTATGAATTACAATTTGAAAAGAGTTTTTTAGACCCACTCAAATCTATTCTTGATGCGATTGGGTGGAATGTAACTAAGACAAATACGTTAGAGAGTTTCTTCTTATAGAGTATCTTTTATGTTTAAGGATAGAAAAAATGTGCTGTATTGGTCTCCAGACAAAATGAATGATTCTGAATTAAAACATCTCTTATATTCTTTGAAAAGAAGTGGGGAGGATGGTAAGACACTTTATGATAAAATTTGGTGTTGGAAATTAAACTATAGAAAAAACGATTAATTTAAATGGATTTTTTAAAGGACATAGTAAAAGAAATTGGAGATGACTTTACCAAACTGGCAGCAGACATTGACGAAACTGAAACATACGTTGACACTGGTTCGTTCATCTTTAATGCTCTTGTATCTGGCTCTATCCGTGGGGGTGTTTCTGGTAACAAAATCACTGCAATTGCTGGTGAAAGTTCTACGGGAAAAACTTTCTTCTCTCTCGCAGTGGTTAAGAATTTTCTGGACTCTAATCCTGATGGATATTGCTTGTATTTTGATACTGAGGCAGCTGTCAATAAGTCACTCTTAGAGAGTCGTGGAATCGATCTAAGTCGTCTTGTCGTGGTCAATGTAGTAACTGTTGAGGAGTTCCGCAGTAAGGCACTTAAGGCAGTGGACATGTATCAAAAAACACCTGAGGAAGATCGCAAACCCTGCATGTTTGTGCTAGACTCTTTAGGAATGCTTTCGACTGAGAAAGAGATTACTGATGCACTTAATGAAAAGCAGGTTCGTGACATGACAAAATCACAACTGATTAAGGGTGCCTTCAGAATGTTGACACTCAAGTTGGGGCAGGCTAATATTCCAATGATCGTTACCAATCACACTTATGACGTTATCGGCTCTTATGTTCCTACTAAAGAGATGGGAGGTGGTAGTGGCCTTAAGTATGCTGCCAGTACCATTATTCATCTCAGCAAGAAGAAAGAAAAAGATGGAACAGAAGTCATTGGAAATCTTATCAAGGCAAAGACTGCTAAGTCACGTCTAAGTAAAGAAAACAAGGATGTCACTATTCGTTTATTTTACGATCATCGGGGTCTTGATAGGTATTATGGTTTACTTGAGTTAGGTGAACTTGCCGGAATGTGGAAGAACGTTGCCGGTCGTTATGAAATGGATGGTAAAAAAGTATATGCCAAGGCAATTTTAAAAGAACCTGAAGTTTATTTTACAGAAGAAGTAATGCAGCAACTTGATGCTGCCGCGAAGAAGATTTTCTCTTATGGAACGGATTGAGACTACAATTCTCAGAAACTTAATATGTAACGAAAATTATTCTCGTAAAGTCATTCCATTCATAGAACCAACATATTTTGAGCAAAGAGGTGAGAAAGTAATCTTTGAGGAGATTACTCAGTTCATTGTGAAGTATGGTTCTGCCATTACAACCGAAGCACTAAATATTGAGGTTGAGAATCGGACAGATCTAAACGAGAGTGAGATTAAAGAAACCAGAGACATCTGTAATTCGTTCACAGATCTTCCAGTAGATAATGAATGGTTATTAGATACCACCGAAAAGTGGTGTCGTGACCGTGCGATTTATCTTGCACTGATGGAATCTATTCACATTGCAGATGGAAACGATGAGAAGAAGAGTAGGGATGCCATTCCTTCTATTCTTTCTGATGCACTGGCAGTTTCTTTCGACAACAACATTGGACACGACTACTTAGAAAACTATCAAGAAAGATATGAGTACTATCACAGGAAGGAGGAGAAGGTTTCGTTTGATCTCGAATACCTTAATAAGATTACGAGCGGGGGCATATCTAATAAAACTCTTACTATCGCGCTTGCTGGTACTGGCGTCGGGAAGTCTTTATTCATGTGCCATGTTGCTAGCTCCGTGTTGCTCCAAGGGAAAAACGTACTCTACATTACAATGGAGATGGCAGAAGAGAAAATTGCTGAACGAATTGATGCGAACTTATTAGATGTTGCCATTCAGAATATTGTAGATTTGCCTAAGTCAACGTTTGAGAACAAAGTAACTAAGTTAGCAGCAAAAACTCAAGGCACACTTATAATTAAAGAATACCCTACAGCATCTGCACATAGTGGACATTTTAAAGCACTTCTTAGTGAGCTTGCACTTAAGAAGTCATTTAGACCTGATATTATTTTCATTGATTACCTTAATATATGTGCTTCCTCCCGTTATAAGTCAGGCATGTCTGTCAATTCATATTCGTATATTAAGTCTATTGCAGAGGAGCTTAGAGGGTTGGCTGGCGAAGCCGAGGTCCCTATCGTATCTGCCACCCAGACCACTCGTTCTGGTTATGGTAGCTCTGACGTTGACCTTACTGACACTTCTGAGTCCTTTGGTCTCCCTGCTACTGCTGATCTTATGTTTGCCCTTATTAGCACTGAGGAGCTTGAACAGATTGGACAGATAATGGTGAAACAATTAAAGAATAGGTATAATGATACTGTAGTCAATAAGAGATTTGTGATTGGAATTGACCGTTCCAAGATGCGTCTCTATGATTGCGAACAGTCAGCACAGGACAATATACTTGACTCTGGACAAGAAGAAGAGTATAATAACGAGGACAGACCGAAGAAATCATTTGAGGGATTTAAATTTTCATGACCGTAAATACTGACGCATATCTTGAGTTTGTGAATGCCGTCACATCTCAACCCAGTCAAGATGCAGATGCTTTTGAGTATCGCATTCAAGAACTTCGTGGAGAGGGTCTTGAAACTCATCGACTTCTCACTGCCTCTGTTGGTATGTGTGCCGAAGCAGGTGAGTTTACTGAGATTGTGAAGAAGATTATTTTTCAGGGTAAACC